TCCAATAACCCAGGTACCTTCAACCGGACCTAGGGGAGAAGAACCAATACCGGAAATTGCAGCCGACGTAATCGGTTGTATAGGTGTAGCCCAGGGAAGATCTTTAACTGGTAGAATTATTTTACTATCTGTATGATAGCCAAAAATACGCACTCTACACCTACCCATTTTTTCAGGGTCCATACGATCTTCAACGACACCAATCCACCAATTAAAGCCATCTTTATTAAAAATTCTTTGCATAATTAAGCCTTAAGTTCACTTTCTATATCAACATATAATGAGTCTTTAATAACTTCCATAACCATTTCATGCTCGAATTTATTTACTTTATGGTGTATGGCTGTAATAAGATAGTAACCAGAGTATAACTTATCTTGAGATGTTGATGATGTATCACTAGCATCTTTACCGCCCAATGAAGGGTATTCAAAATAAATTAAACGACCAACTTCTGCATCTGTTCTACCTGGTACCGTCATGTTCATTTTAATATTAGTAAGTTCCAACATACTGGATAAACGATTACCGTGAATCTCTCCCATTTTTTCGCTTATGTTATCAGCATAATCATTAAATAATTTTGGATTTTTAGGGTAAAAACTTATGTTAGTGGCAAAGTTTCTAAAGGTGTCTTTACTAAAGACAGGCTTAGCTTCTGTACCTTTACCGGAAGAATGATATTGTTTTTCATAATTAGCTACATGATCATAATCTATTAACTCATATTCCTTATTGAATACATCCAGATATATTAATCGATTACCAAGATAACCACTAGTATAGTTTTTAATATAATCTGTTGATTCAATCATTTCAACGTCTTTAGCTAATGACATTTCACGGTTAACGTTCTGTGAAGACCCATCTTCTCTTATGTTAGAGGCTGAGATTAAATAGCGTGCCAAATAATTCTTATTTTCATGGGCAGTTTTAAATAAACCTTCAAGTGTACAGAAGTAAAAATTCTTATTAGATTCAAAAAATATAAAATTCTTAGCTGTCCCATCTTTTGGTATAGCTTTAGTTGCTAACCAATTAATACATTTAAACGGTGACCACCCCGGTGATACAAATTTTACTTTATTAGATGTATCGTTAATAACAATAAGGTCGGTACCTGCAGGGTTTTCTTTAATTTCATTATTAGTCTCACTTACATCAAAATTACGAGAAGTTGCAATAAAATCTGTAAATATTTTACCAGCTACATCTGTAATATTACCTTCGAAAGGTGCAAACAAAGGTAGAGATATATCATAGAAAAACTCAATAGAGATAAAATGCAATACGAAATTCTGAGTATTATTATCTCTTACTATTGTTCTATCTGATAATTTAAAGACTCTAAAAGTTTTCTGAATAATTTGAGAATCAGGAAACGAGGGTGTCCTCAACTTTACATTTAAAAACTCTTCCCCGTGAATGTTATACTTATCAATAAGGTTCCTACTATCCGTCAGTACAATATTGCCGTGAAGATAGTTTTTGAATAAATCTTCAAAAATGTTAAGTTCAACTACAAATTCAGAAAGGTCAATAACCTCATCTCTAGCATTAATAAGTTTAAGCTGTTCAATTCGTACCTCCCCGGCACGTTGAAGACCTTGTTCACCAATCATTATTCACCCAACTTCTTTTTAAAGTCACTTACTATTGCATCTACGTAAGCGTTTTTTAATATTTTAATTTTACGTTTAGATTCATTTAGTTCATCTTCATAGGTATAATTTGTAACAGGGGACCCAGATAATACAACAGTACTTGTTATGTTAGCACTACTACTTGTATTAGATGTATTTCTTATACGATCACCAGAAATAAACCCGCCAGTGGTTACCGTTACTCTAACATTTGAACTACTATTTTTTTGAGTAATATAACCTGTACCAGTATTGGTAATATTAGTTACTACATCGTTAATGTTAAATTCAGTAAAATCACTACTTGATATAAGGTATACGTTACCATTGACATAATTGCCATTTGCATCTTCGTAATGATGAATGCCATTAACGTTAGTATACTTACTTGCAACTTGTCTGTTAAGATTATTTGTATCTAAAGGCCAATCAAATCTAGGGTCTATAATTTCATTGTAATGAAGTATAAGCCAGTGCAATTCAGGATTACTGTAAAATCTATCAGCCACCATCTCTGGGGTATCCCCATCTCTAATATCATACTCATCATATAGACTGAGATTGGTTTTTACCTCATCTGATAGACTTACCCGGTTAGTAATGTTAGTAACTACTTGTACCGTGGATATATCGTCTAAGGAATAAAGAGTATAAGGAAAACTTTTAAAGTACATTAGAAGCCTTGGTTAATCATTGTCTTAGTAAGAACTTCCAACTCTCTAAATGTCAATGACATATTTATTTCAGTGGGTTCCCCATTTCTAAAAGATGAGAACTGTTCACCCCCATAACTTACATCCATAGATTCTAGTACGCAAGTGGTAAATTTATGAAAGTACGGATTTCTATTATTACCGAAATAATAGGTAATATTAAATTCAGATGGGTAAATAAAAAACAACTTACCATCAGACATTTCCGGGTGCATATGAAACTTAAATGTTTCAATTATTTTAAAAACATCGGCTGATTCTTTTTCATTCTTTGGAAAGAATTTGTATTTAAAAGTAAAAGATCTAAAATCTACAGATTCAAAAACAGTTTCTCTGAACGGGTTTAACGCAGTGCCTGAAGATATACCTAAGGCTGAACCTACATCGGCTGCACCAAATGCACCAGGTAACTTAGCTAATGAGGCACCTAATGCCACCCCTGATTCACCTCCAATATTTTTAATATTGTCAAACGCTCCCCCACTTAAAGCCCCGAGTAAAGTACCGAGTTCTTTATTAGTGTAATTCATACCATATTTAACTGTAGGAGGACCATCTACATATAATGCTATGGCGTCAGATATTCTATAAGTGGTATCCGGTTTTAAAAGTTCTGAGGTAGCTATACCCCCGGCTACTAAAAGCCCGGCTCCTGTTCCAATAGCATTCCCAGCTACTGCCGCTGTTGAGCCGGTTTTACCAAACGCCTTAGCAGCACCATCAAATAAAGACTTTACAGCTACACCAGCGGCAACACCTGCAGCACCTTCAGTTAACTTCCTAATCGATTCACTACTCATTTGTTCTCTAGTCAGGCCAGCAGCATCTGGATTTCTTTTAACTTCAAATTGAGTTTTATTTTGATTAAACTTAGATTTACCTCTAATGTTTATATTAAAAAGTATATAATGCTGTAAGTTATCAGCTGTTTGAAGATCAGAAGGATATTGGGTTATATTGACTTTAAACTTATTTTCATCCGATCTTCTAGATGCAGACCTATTATTGTTATAATTATCATTAGGGTCTTTCAGATTATAATCTTTTTGCGCCGCATCCCGTACGCTTTGTATTGTTGTGGCCATGAAATTCCATAAATAGTTGGATTATATTATATTTATCCCGTTATGTACAAAGCAACTTACAAAGGCCGTTACAGGGTCGCTAATCCTTCTAAGTATAGAGGTGACATTCACGATGTTATCTATAGATCGTCGTGGGAGTTAAAATTTATGAAATGGTGCGATAATAATGTCTCTGTACTTGAATGGGGATCTGAAACCATGATTATACCTTATAAGTCGCCTGTAGATAGTAAGGTACATCGTTACTTCGTTGATTTCTATATACGGGTTAAAGACAGACACGGAGCTATTACTAAGTATTTAATTGAGATAAAACCAGAAAAATTTACAAAACCGCCAGCTATTCCTCAACGCCAAACTAAGAGGTTTATTGACGAGGTGTTTCAATACGGTGTTAATCAATCTAAATGGAAAGCTGCTACCGAATATTGTGTAGATAGAGACATGAAGTTCCTTGTTTTAACCGAAAAAGACCTTGGGTTATAACGGATAAATATAATTATGGCAACTGTTAATCCTTTTCAAGATATCAGAATGAAGGCGGGCGATGTAGATCGTTCTCTTAACTGGTATCAGGTTCAGATAAAGAATCTTAAAAACGTCAGACCTAATCAGCTGATGTCGAATACACCTGAACTAACGACCACCATTATGCCTGGTAACATGTATATGTTCTTTTATGATGCTAAGTTAAAAGATAAGTTACCTTACTGGGATATGTTTCCATTGGTACTACCTTTTAGAAAAGTACAGGGTGGGTTCTTTGGATTGAATTTGCATTATATTCCTTACCCTGTTAGATTTAAGTTACTTGCAGCAATGCACGATTTGGCCTATGATGCCAAGGTTACTGAGAATACCAGACTTCAGTTAAACTGGAGAATATTAAATGCTTCAACTAGATATGCACCTGTTAAGGCTTGTGTAAAACATTATCTTTTTGAACAGCTTCAATCTAGATTTTTAAAAGTACATTACCCCGATTGGGTTACTGCCTCCCAGCTTCCTGTTGAGAGGTTTATAGGAGCTAACAAACAAGAGGTCTGGAGAGACTCCAGAAAGAAATACTAATGGCAAAAGCTAGTTTTAATTTATCTCAGTTTATAGGGGCTGTAAGAGAAGATAGCTTCGCAAGGGTAAACCGGTTTGAAGTTTTTATTACTGCTCCAAGGACTCTTTTAGGTAAGAACATTAACAACTCAGATGCAGTAAGTTTATATTGCGAGATGGCAAGTCTTCCCCCTGTAAACATTTCTACTAAATCTTTTAAGATTTTTGGACCTACATATCAAAGACCGTTTGGGGCAGAGTATGGGGGAGAAGGGATATCTTTAACATTTCATGTTGATAGAGATATGCAAGTTAAAAAGTTCTTTGATGAATGGACTGCAAGGGTAGTAGATCCAGATTCTGGTTTAGTTGGGTATCAAGATGATTATATTTCCACAATTAGATTGAGACAATTGGATGAGCAAGATAATGTTACTTACGAGATTGAGCTTTTAGAGGCGTTTCCAAGAAGTATTAATTTGTTAGAATTAAATAATTCTGCGCAAAATCAAACCCATCGTCTTAATGTTTTATTTGCATACCGGTATTGGAAAGATATTGATAGAGAATTTGAAACTACTCCTAATGACATTCCTAGACAGCTACTTAACCCAAGTATACCTGTTGTAGATAATAGATTGACAGATGCACAAGCAAACGCTGCTAGAGCATCTTTTGCAAGAACCGATCCTAGAAGAGTTGATCTAGGGTAATTTGATATAATAATGAAAAGGATATAAGATGGCTTTACCAAAATTAGAAACACCGACATATGAATTGACATTACCTTCAACGGGCGCTAAAGTAAAATTTAGACCGTTCTTAGTTAAGGAACATAAAATACTTCTGACTATGTCAGAAGCTGATAACAGTGAAGTAGCTAGAATTATAAAAGAGTTAGTAGACGTATGTACGTTTAATACTATTAAAATTAGCGAATTACCGCATTTTGATATTGAATTTATCTTCATGCATCTAAGAGCTAAATCCATAAGTGAGACTGTAGAGGTTGTTGTTAATTGTGAATGTGGTGAAAAAATTGATACTACATTTAGTATTGAAGACCTTAAGGTTGTTAAGCCAGAAGGTCATTCTAATAAAATTATGATTAACGAGGAAATAGGTATTGAATTAAAATACCCTAACATAGACGATGTGGTAGATGTTTTTGCTACCAACGATAACCAGAAAGTTATCGATCTTATTTTAAAAAGTATTAAAGCTATCTACAACCAAGAAGAATATTGGTCTGCAGAAGATCAGTCTAAAGAAGAATTAGAGGAGTTTATTTTCTCTTTAACTAAAGTGCAGTTTGATAAATTGGAGCAGTTCTTTGTAACAGCGCCAAAAATAGTTCAAACAATTGAATGTGATTGTCCTAAGTGCGGAAAACATAACGTATCCAAACTTGAAGGATTACAGAATTTTTTCGTATAACCCTTTCCTCGGATAATTTAGCTAATTACTTTACGCTAAACTTTTCATTAATGCATCATCATAAGTATAGTTTGACTGAAATTG